GAACCACAATGTGGTTCCCTTGGCGCGATGCCAGTACATCCCGTACCTCCAGTAGGAGCATCCCATGTCGAGAACGAGGTCCCAGTCTTTTGGAACCATCACTGGTCACAATTACACTGGGTCCGGCGGTACAACCGTCGGTCAACGAACTCGTTCTCTGGGTAGTCAGACCATGACGGATACGGTGAATCAAAAACCGTACCCAGCCTCTGGTCTAAAATCTACCAAGACGGCCATTAAGCCTGTCCTGTTGAATGGTTTCAATGGACAAAACAATTCCTCTTACAAGAGGTTTGTCAATTATCCAGCGGACTATCAACCTGACTTTAATGGTGATGCATGGGGCGCAAGCGAACCATCCGACAACAATGCTATGATTCAACACCTCGCACGGAAGCATCCTTCTTCTCCAGAAGTATCGCTTCCTGTGTTTGTTGTTGAACTCAAAGACTTGCCTCGGATGATTTTCGAAGACGGCCTTCGTTTGCTGTCTCCGGAGCGAGCTGCGAAGATACGCCAAAGCGTATATCGTGGTTCGCGTCGTACAGGGCCAAAGGGCCCCCGTGGTGGTACCGCTTCCGCGGAATACTACTTCGGTTGGGAACCTTTATTCCGTGATCTGATTAAGATGATCAGTTTCACCGAAGCCGTTGACAAACGAGTCAAGGAGCTTAACACTCTGTACGATAAAGGCTTGCGTGTGTCGACAGTCTCTGGGTCCTTTCATAGGACCAAGACCTCTAATCAATACCTTCAGACTGCTTTAGGAGTGTCTATCAGTGGTGTTGTCACCACCGACACGACCATAAAGAAGTGGGCTTCTAATCAATGGCACCCTGATACCAGCAATGGTACGGGTAACCAATTGAAGCCTTCCCCTGAAGAGATTAGAGACCAGGCGTGGAGAGCCGTACATGGATGGCGTCTATCCCCCGCAGATGCGTGGGAGTTAATGCCATGGTCATGGATGATTGATTGGTTTGTGCCAATCGGCGACCTCTTAGAGGCCGGCGCTAACACAATTCCAGCTTTCTCGACTCAACAATGCGTGATGCGTAAAACAGTAATAACTGAAGTAGCGCGTCGCGCTCCCGGTTCCGGGAACTCCTGGTGTACTGTCACGGGCGGTCAGAGTACCTTAATAGAAATGCTAAGGACTCTCGTCCCCGCTCCGTTTCCTACAATCCGCATGCCCTTCCTATCAGGAAGGCAATTGGCGATCCTTGCTTCAATTGGCCTTTCCAAAGGACAGGCCCATTAAGCAAGAGAAGTCACGATGAGCTTTGGTAACAGCATCACCATTACGGTTAACGCCGTCGCAAAGGTGCTTCCCAAGATCAATACCGATAATTTCGGTAGCGTTTACCGTCTGTATGAGTCAACTGGCTATTTCGAATTGCAAATTCGGAACAGCAAAGAGTCTCCTCAGAAGGACGGCCGTGCGTTCGATCGACATAATGTCACTCTTACGCAGGTCGTATACGCCACGCCTACTACACCCGAGTATACTCGGATTGCACAGAGCACCTTCCGAAATCTTTCGGACGATCCTTTTGTGCAGGTGGGATATCTCACCGCAGCGTTTGTGGACTGGCTTGATCTGGCCGGTACACAGGCAGACCTGATTAGCTGGCAGAACTGACCAGTTAGTCAGGGGGCGTCCTATGTATTAACATAGGTAGTTCTTGGGACCACAGCCACGGGACATAACATTCTGAGGAGAATGCAATATGTCTAAAGGCCGTGTTCGTGACCTCTTCGTTAGGCACTACGAAAACCTCCTAAAGGATGTTTCCGTATACCACCCGAGTGATCGCGCGGAGTGGAGTCGTGATATGATCCGGCTTCGCTCCCTCTTCGAAGATCGAGGAGAGTCTATCGCTACGATAGACCTTCCCGCCTTGGATAAGATTCTTTGTGAATCCTATGCAAAGGGCTCCCTCACTTTCAATGGTGAACCTCTTTCGAGGTCATCAAAAAGAAAGTCCATGATCCCCAGACTATTCCGGGGGCTGTGGAGGAGAATCTTCGACGATAGCGGTCTGCGTAAACCTGAGGTCGATCCCAACGATTTCCTTCTTTTGCATACACTATTGTGTACGGGAAAGAAGCTCGAAGGGGCATGTGATCCATCCTACCTTTACAAAGAGGTAAGTGAATACCATGAGACCGAGTCCTCGCTTCCTGAGCCTTCTCAAATTTGGGACGGCGATGGTAGCGATCTTGATCATCGCGATCTGGGCGCCATTGGCGACCTGGAGCGTGACCGAGAGGATGGTGTATGCCTGCAAGATGCTGGCGAACACTACCCTGGATTGCTCAACTCTATTCAGCTTGTTGCTGATAGGGTAGTGAGCTCACTGGGATTGTTCAATCCCCGTGAATACAGGTTTAAGCACGGACCTGGTGCCGTTTCTGACCTAGATAAGAGAAAGGAGTACAAATACCTTTTTCCGACTTGGCCAGAACGACTGCGAGTGCTGTTTCCCGTCGAAGAGTTCGCTTTTGCGAACGACAAAGACGAGAATATATATGACATTTCTAACCAGGAAATGCCATCCGAACACATTGCTGTCCCGAAGACCATGAAGGGTCCAAGGCTTATCGCCAAGGAACCGACATGTAATCAGTGGTGTCAGCAGTCCATTAAGGACTTCTTATATAAGAATGTGTCTCGAACTGTCCTCAAGCATTCTGTCGATTTTACTCGGCAAGACTTGAGCCAGCAGTTAGCACTCAAGGGATCTTTGGATGGTTCCTTGGCGACGATCGATTTAAAATCGGCGTCGGATAGGCTAACGTGTCATGTCGTCCAGAGGATTTTCCGGAAAAATCCGGGCCTCTTGGGCCATATGATCGCTTGCCGTTCTAGATTCCTTAAAACGGAACTAGACAAGAAACTGCCTAAGTTAATCAAGCTTAGGAAGTTTTCCACCCAAGGCTCAGCACTCACCTTCCCCGTTCAGACGTACGTCTTTACGATCCTTTGTATCGCCTGTGGTTATTACCACAATGGATGCAAGGGAAAGTTAGAAACGTTTGCCCGGCGGGTCCGCGTCTATGGCGACGATATTATCGTCCCCGTAGAATGGGTGCCGTTGGTAGAGTGGGCTTTACAAAAGCTGTACCTGCGTATTAACCATACTAAGACCCATCGGACTGGTTATTTCCGAGAGAGTTGTGGTATGGACGCTGTGCATGGTTACGATGTAACCCCTGCATACGTCACAGGTTTCTACCAAGTGCCTACACCCGTAGCACTCGCTCAGATTGTTGACGTGTCGAACAACTTCTTTATGAAGGGGTTCTGGCACACTGCCAACTTCCTGAGTTCGCTGATACCCCAGAAGATCAGAGATCAAATGGTGGTTGCGAGAGTGAATGACGGGGACTTCGGCTTGAAATCCTTTGGTGGGCGTAAGGTGTCTCATCTCTCTAAGAGATGGAACCCTCACCTCCACTTCGAGGAATACCGAACCCTGTGCGTTTCTACGCGCATGGGAACGGGTATCAAGTACGAAGGTCTCGGTAACCTTCTTCAGTATTTCACTGAAGATCCGAGCTCCACGAAAGGCGAACCTCTCGCTGATTGGG